CACTAGCCCAGCGTCCCCCGGCGGACTGGCCCGCGACTTCGCGCCGAAAGCGAAGGGGGACAGCTACTATCTCCTGCCGGACTGGACCGCAGGGGACGCGCTGGAATTCGGGGCTGACTACTATACCGGCAGCGGCCGGAAGAGCGCGAAGCGCTGGTACGGATACGTCGTGCGGATTGAGGCGGATTACGTCGTGCTGCGCGAGTGCAGCACGGGTAAAGCGGCGGTGAAAGCCGGTGCCGCGCACCGCAAGACCCTGACACCGGATACGCAGGTAGCCGGAGCTATCCTCCGCGTCAACGGAGAGGGCGCGATCGTTGAGACGCCCGCAGAGTAGTTTCCGCGTCCGCTCCCCTCACAGTACGGGAGCGGACGCCTTACCGCTGGGGACTGTCCCCAGCGGTCGCACGGAGAAAACCATACGGAGTACACACGATGGATAGTCCCCTTGTCCCAACCGGGCAAATCGAATGGCTCGTCGCCCGCATACACGTCGGCACGCCGCGCGCAGCCGTAGTCCGTGACTTCGTCCGTCGCATGCGCCGCAAGGATGGTGTCCGCGGCTATGCGTTCTCCAAACCGTTCCGCAAGGGATGCTACCGCGCTGCCCTCGCGGCGCATGAAGCCAATCGGCAGCTGTGCCGCGATTTCCGCCTTTGATCCACACCACCAGTCCGGCGCCTCAGGGCGCCGGACGCATTGGAGTAACAACGTGAAACAGTCCGAGTATCATCATTGTGGCACCTGCTCGTGCTGCGGCGGTCGCATACCCTGCGGCGATACGAACATTGTGCGCTGGACGCGGTCCGGGGAGTGTCCAGGCAGCGTCAATCACGACGGTACTTGCGGCGCCATCCGTAGCGCCAAACCACGGAAAAAAGAGAAACCCGGCGCCTGTCATAATTAACCTTGTTCCCCACGGGCGCGGCAACCGTTGCCGCGCCTCTCCACTGTCGCCCCGACAGGAGTACCACAAATGGAACCGCTCGAATTGTTCGCCGCTGCGATACAGACGCTCGCAGGTGATGCGCTCGCAGACGGCGCCGACCACGGCTATGGCATCATCATGGAAGCGCTCGCACCGCTTGCCCAAGAAGAACTGCTAAGCGCCTTGTCTCACCTAAACCTTGCGAAGCAGTCCGTCAACCGTGCCCAGCTGCACAATGCGGCCGCGCTTGGCGCACGCAGCTATGTCCGCCGTTCCTGATTCCACTCTTTCGCCCAATGGAAGGATACAGACCGATGACGAATAAACTGTACGATCCGAAAGAATTGAAGTGTGGTCAGTCCGTCACCTTTAGCGCGCACGATCGACTGTTCACTCTCAAGCGTATCAGCCGCGATTGCTGGAATCTCGCTCAGCACGGTTTGTACGAGCGTTCGCGCTTCGGCAACTTGGAGCAAATCCGCGAAGACCTGGAACACGTCCGCACGACTGGAATCATTCCCAAAGCGTGCGGAAGGAGATGGTAGCCCATGCCCCTCCACCTCCCACGCCCCAAACTCCGAAAGGGACGTATCTCCATCGTCTCGATAGCCCCCGACTACGACGAGGACACCATACGGCCCCGCGGCGTCTACCGCCTCTCTAAACACGGCATCCTGGACCCACGAGGACCGCCACCACTACCCGAAACGGTAGTCAGCCAGATTGAACTGGCCCTCTCACTCGGCACCGGCCAGGCCGAGATACCACACGACGGACGCATCCTCAGCTGGGAATACTTCCCCGACGATTGACCCCCGCGAGACGGCAACGCCTACCGTCTCGCTTCACTTCCCCCAACACTTCCGCTATCCTGTCAGAATGACAGCAGCAACGCAGACCACTCGCCGACGTAACTCCAATATCAACGCCACGGTCTATACCGACGACCAACGCGCTAACGCTCTCGCCGCGCTCGCCGCCAACGGAGGCAAGGAAACACCTGGAGCCATCTCCCTCACGGCACGGCAATTAGGTATGCCAGACCGCACCTTGCGCCAATGGGCAAACGCTGAAAGGCGTCCCCAAGCCCTTGCCTTGAGCGAGCAAAGGAAGGGTGATCTTGCTTCCGCTTTCGAGGTAATCGCTTGGCAGATACTCGACAGCATTTGCCCGGAAGACTTCAAGAAGGAACCACTCTCGCGGCGCATGGTCGCGGCCGCCATCGCCGTTGACAAGATGCGTCTCCTGAGAGAGCAAGCGACGCACCTTTCCGGCCAGACGATGGACCCTGAAGCGAGAGACAAGCGGTTGCTCGAACTACTCCGTGCAGCAGCGGAACGAGCCGAGGCCAAGAAGAAGGCGACTGTCCAGCAGATTGAGCAGACTCCCACCACTGTACCCCCCCCCGGTACAGTGGAGCAACCCACACCAGCACCTCCGACCGATCCCGCACCACCGCCAGGCGAACCCACGTCCTGACAGTCTGCGCGTACAGACGCCGATTCCCTGTACGCGCACAGACCGGTTGCGCGTACAATAGCGGCGTGTTCTGTACGCGCAATGGAGGTGAACCGTGGAAAGGCTACACATCCGCATCTCAGCGGAAGAGAAGACGTACTGGCAAGCCGAGGCATCCAAGGCCGGTCTATCCCTAACTGACTGGATACGCCAGCGTTGCAAGACCCAGGACGCCGAACAGGTAGCCCCGCCTATCATCCCGGCACGGCCCGCGCCAGTCACCGCCCCCACAACGCCTGTCGCAAAGCCTAGCCGCTACACCTTCCGCTGTCAGCGCTGCGAACGGCTCGGACAACCGTCGTGTACCGACTGTCGCACCGCCAACGGGAGGTACTGACCCCAGGGGGGAGGTATGGAGGGACGGGATGAGGGACAGGTCAGCGTGCAATTTTTTTTGGGGATGGTTTACGGAGTATCACACAGGGACGGTGACGGAGCGAGGGTGAGTTTCTTCGGCGGGGGGAAGTGGTATCAATCGTAACGAGTTTTCTTGAGGCAAGGTCGGCAATAGGGGAAGCCTTTTTTCGCCCGTTGGCCACAGGTGACACAGTTGGTCGAGGTATTTTTGGGCTGCAACTACCGTGTGCGGTGCTGGGGATAAAAGGCGTACACCGTTGGCGAGCAGTCGCATATCGAGCAATGCACCGTTGAGCGTGTTTTGCAGGTACTCTTTTTGCTGGCTATCTCGGAGTAGGATTGCGTCGAGGCGTTCGACGTTCGGCCCTTGTTTTTTCTAGGCGGCGTATTGCCTTCTTTGTCTGGCCTCATGGCTGTTACGTTACTGGTTTTGCGCTTGGCTTTGGGCGGTTGCGGGGCTATAGGGGAGGGGGCTTCTTTTTTCAGACGTTTAATGATCTCGGAAGAGAAATGGACGCCCTTTCCTTCCTTCTTGAGTAGTTCGTGTACAGTCTCGTGGTGTTGTTGACAGAGGGGAATAACGTCGGTGAGTCTCTCGTTGCCGAGGCGTTTGTACTCGTGATGATGCAGTTGAACCTCGCGGTTGTCGCAGACTGCGCAGCGTTGTGGCTGGATTGTCGATAGCGACTTTTGAAATTGGTCCAGTGTGGGCCTTGAAGGTAGGCGACGTAGCTATCGAATCCGAGCGTTGCCAGTTTATTCAAGAAGTGCATGATCCAGCACCTTGCGGGTACGAATCGGTAGCCGTTTTCCGTTGTGGTGGATTGTTTTTCGGCGGAAGTGGTTTAGAATTCACTTTGCCGGGTACGATCCGGTCACATTCTCGGTGGTGGCAATCCACGCGAGAACAATGAGAGCGGCAAAGTCCGCTCAGTGCCGGTGGGAGCGATTCCACCGGCCTTTTTCATTTCTACACCGCAGCAAGCGGGTCGTCAACCAAAATCACTTCTTTCCGAGGATGAGGTCGAGAACCCAGCAGCCGCGTGCGTGGGTGGCGCGGTAGTCGCCGCTATTGTTACATTTGGCGCAGCGGTCGTTGTGTTGGTGGGGTTGTTCACCGGCCAGTAGTTCGTAGTACGGGTGGCATCGGCAGCAGCAGTAGCGTTCGTAGCGGCAGTGGCGGAGAATGGCCGGGTGGGTGCAACCGGCTTCTTCGAGGGCATCGGCCAGGATGGGGAGACTATAGAAGTCGCGCTGCTGGTAGATGTGGTCGGCGAGGTTACGGACAGTTCTATTGTTAGAGAAGCGGATGCTATCGCATTGGGGGCAGCGGCGTCTACGGTCGCGGTGCTTGGTGTTGCAGAGGGTGTGTCCGGCGAAGGGGCGTGCATCGGGCCGGGCACCGTAGCCGCCGCAGGCTGCACAAACCGGCTTTCCCCAATACGGATGAGCTTCTGCGTGGCGACCTGTTCCCTGGCAGGCAGTGCATACAGAATGGGTCGGGCCGGTCAAGTCGTGGAGGACGGCTAAGAAACTGGCGGGCGGGTCTTCTCGGATGGAGTCGAGCAATTCCTGATGGGAAGGTACATCGACGAGCGGGCTATCGGGATCATCGTCAACGGTATCGTCAAGTTCCAGCAATTCATTATGCGGAAATTTCCAGATAGAGGCCCAGGCGTGGGGGTGAAGGCTCAGCGCGCAGAGTAAGAGGAAGACCCGCCGATTACTGGGGTTAGTGGCGAACCAGTTGACGAGTTGCGGTTGCTTCATGGGCGTTTCTCAGACAGGGAGCGGGTAGGAGGCCATGCCTGGCAGTGAACCATGAGGGCGGACTTGATGACGGCCAGCGGCAGGGAATGGGAGCGCATGCCGAGCCACTCGTCGGCGATGCGGACAGAGGCGAACCAGTCTTGCTTGGCGGGTTCGTAGCCCCAGCGGAGCGGATAACCGGCGGCGGCGAGTCGTTCGGCGAGCAGTCCGACCCATTCCCAGTGCATCTTTTCCAGGCGTGAGTTACTCAAGTCCTTGATGGCTTCCGGGTCCACGAGGTAGGCGAGGGCGAGCCAGTTGGCGTGCTGGGGTTGCAACTGACTGATTTGCAGGTAGGAGAGAGTAGGCGTGTCGTGGTATTCCGTGGGGAGGCGGGAGAGTATCTTGAGGCGGATGTTGTGGAGCTTACTCTGGTGTTTTTCGAGGAGGCGGGCTTCTTTGGCTTTTTGGTGCTGTTCGATCTCGGCGGCGACGCGGGCGGCGGTGCAGCTTTGGCAATCGCGGCTCTGGAAGCGGCGCACTTTCTTCAGGATGAATTCGGGGGAATCGTAGCCGGGCTTAGGCGGCGGGCATTCCTCACTGTGGCCGCAGCGTCGCTTGAGCAGTTGGTTCATCGGTCACTCCTTTCAATTACTGGCGTGGTGTCGGCGGACCAGTTCTTCGTATCCGGCCATTTGTTCGGCGGTCATGGTGTAGGCATCACTGCGGAGGTAACCGAGGATTTGGAGGAAGGAGACGCAGACGTTACAGACGGGGACGTGGTGTTGCTCTAGGAGTTTGAGTGTAGAGTGGCAGACGAGGACGGTGGCGGCGCAGAGGTGGCACGGGTGGCGGGTGACACCTTTGGGTAGGATGAGGGTAGCGGGGATCATGCTTTCGAGGGCGCATTCGCAGACGGCTTTCCCGTTCATCGGTAAGCTCTCCAGAGGCGGAGGATGTTGTCGAAGAGAACGAGCAAGCCGGAGCAGCAGAAGCCGACGGCGCCGATCCAGAAGAGGGCGAGGAAGTATTTATCGCGGCGACTCATGGTTTCTCCTTGGCATCAGGTCTTTCCATTCCAGTTTACGGCGGATGGTGGTAATACCGCGAGCGAGGCAGTCTTTACAGGGTTTGCCGAGCGTCTTCAATTCCTCGGCCAGGTGGTCGTCATCGCCGTAAAAGTTGGGGCAGGTGTCGCAGGCGGTCCACTTGAAGTCGGACAGTTCCCAGGAGAAGAGGAGTTGAGTGGCGTAGCGGAAGAAGCAGCGGTAGATTTCTTCGCTGTGGTACTCTTCCTCGACGGGGCCGATGACGGCGGCAGAGAGAGCCAGTGCCTTACCACCGCTGCCGCGTTTGGCATCCCAGAAGCCGGTCGTCTCGGAGTGGCGGCAGAGGTTCATTACGGAGTGGGCGGCAGTGAGGGCGGCGTACATCCGTTGGACGTTGAGGAGCAGTTCCTCGCGGGAGAGGTTGTCCCAGGGGGTCTGGCCGTACTGGAGGTGTTTCATGGTTTCTCCTGAGCGATACGGAGGAGGGAGTCGCGGATCTTGGTGGGCAGTTGTTCGAGGGCAGTGCGGAGTTTATCGAGGCGGTGCTGGTTGTAGTTCTGCAACCAGTCGTGGCCGGTGGGGGTCAGTCGCACGGTGACGGATCGCCGGTCAGTCTGGCTATAGGTGCGCTTGACGAGTCCGTGGTCCTCCATCTCGGCGAGGAGGCGTGTTGCTTGACTGTTGGAGCAGTGGAGGTTGCGAGCCAGGTTAGTGGGGGTGAACTCTCTGGCGGCGAGGAGGGTGGCGGCCTGGTGCTGTCGTCCGGCGCCGTTGCGTTCGGGGCAGAGGCGGTCGAGGAGAGTCAGGAGTGGTTCCAGGTCGTTCATGGGAATCAACAGTCGTTGGGACGGGCGAGGTCAACTTATAATTCTGCAAGTTGGCGGTTCAGGGAGACGGATCGAGGTCGGAGAGTGCCAGCCGCAGTCTGTCCACTTCGGCGAGCAGGAACGGGATGTCATCGCGGGCGTGAGCCATGAACTGACCGTTTGGACCATCAACGTCGATATCAGCGCCGTACTCACCGCAGGCGGAGCCGTCGCTGTGGATGCGCTGACCGGCTTCATTTTCGAGGTTGACGAAGCTGGCTAATTCATAGGGCGGCTTCCACGTCCAGGATCCGGGAGTGGCGGCCTGTTCGCGTTGGCGGATGGCGGCGAGTCGTTCTTCGGTGGTCATCGGTTTCCTTTCACGGAACGAAGGTGATTGTCGGCATCCCCACTTGCGGTACACCAGCGAGTTTGCCGAGGAAGCGGAACAGGTCGCGTTTCTCCTGGCCCTGACTGGTGTGCCGGACGCGAAAGGATTGATACCAGACTTCCTCAACGAGATCGTTCGCCGCCTTGTGGACGCCTTCGTAGATGTCGCCGACGATCCGGGCCTTGTAAGCGGAGATGGTGCAGTGGCCGAGTTGCAAGTTGTAGGGATCGAAGGATTGCCCACAGGTAATTTCTAAGTCCGTCACGCTTTGTCTCCCAAACAAGTTTCACAGACTAAATAATACACACGGCGTTGACAAGTGACAAGGGGTGGTTAGAATGCTTTCGTGTGGAACCTTTCTCTGGTGATGGAGTACGAATCCCATGTTGTGCCTTCATAGGAAAACTGGTGAACAGATCGTCCTGACGCTGGACGGCCGGGAGATTGCCCGCATCGACGTGTGCAAGATCAGCGATGGGCAGGTAGTTTTAGGGCTGACTTGCCCGAAGGAGGTGGCGATTATCCGCCCTGACGCGGTGTGCAAGGTACGGAGGGAGACGCGATGAAGACTCTGATAGAGCGGATGCGAGAGAGCAATGCCCACTTTGGCTCCTGTCCGGCCAAGCATTGCGATGGACCGTGTTGCTGCGAAAGGATTGCTACTCAAATCGAGCAGTTGAGGGTATCGCTAACAACCGAGTGGAATCAGTACCGGGATTCGCAGTTGACGGAGAGGGAAGAATTAGCGGTTACGCCTGTTCGCCAGTTGGCATTCGAGGCGTGGGTCATTGTGCAATTGGCCGAATGGATGGGGAACCGATGAAGACGCCGGAAGAGAAGATTCACGACGACATGGGCTGCGTGGTGATTCTGCTGGTGGCTGTCACCGTTACGTTGTGGGTGGGCTTCAACATCGTGAATAATCGGCTCAAGGAGATACGAGACGCTATGAAGCCGTCGTCCGTTGTCGAGGAGGCCAAACCGTGAAGACGTTATCCGAGAAGATTGAGGAAAGCGTTTTCGGTTTGTTCTATTTCCTCAGCGCGGCGTTTGTGGCTGCCGCTCTGGTGTCCGCCTTCTACCTATCTGTGCAGTTTCTCACAAAAACGACGGAGCGTTTACAGCAGTTGGAAGAACGTGTCCGCGTCCTCGAACAGAAGGAAGTGAAGCCGTGATTAGTGGAAGCAATTACGACCTATCTAATCCAGAGGCTCGCAGGCAGGCCAAGGAGTTGCTAGATCGGGATAGGTACATTCGCAGCCAAGATGGTGTCAATGTAACCGTCCACGGTGAGCGTCCTATCGAGGCGTGGCTGTTCGCGTTGCTCAGCTACATTGAAAAACTCGAAGAACGGATCAAGGAACTGGAAGATCATCGGGAGTATGACCCGAACGCTCGAATGGGAGATGACCTGTGACCCCCAAAGAAGAGATCGAGCATCTGCTGGCTCAGGTGGGACCGGACGCTCTGGCTCACCTGACCGAGCAGGAGCGCCGTGAGGCCAACGCACTCCTGGCTAAGCCGCTGTGGGAACCGCAGCCGGGGAACATCCCGCAACAGATGGCGTGTAAATCACGGATAGACGTGGTAGGATTTGGGGGAAGTTCGGGCGGAGGAAAGCTGCTAGACTTACGCACGCCGATTCCTACCCCATTTGGATTTAGAGCGCTGTCGGAAATCCATGTGGGCGATTCTATCTTCGGCAGAGATGGACTCTCGCATGTAGTGCTGGCTGAATCGCAGTTGGTGACTGCGCCAGCCTATCGACTAACCTTCGACGATGGTGCCGAAGTCATCGCCCATGACGATCATCTTTGGCTTACTTTCGACGCTAACGAATTGGAGCAGTTGACGAGACTTACCCCAAAATGGCGAGAGGCGCGACGTCAGCGTAGGCTGTCACGTTCCGCAGTTGGCACTGGACAAAAAACGAAACACACGCAAGAACACCGCGAATTTTTGTCTCGAATGATTACCGAACGAAATCGCAAAACGGCAGCAGCAAAGCTTCCTCCGCCCCGCGGCACTGTGCGATCCACAGCGGAAATTGTGGCGACGTTGCGCGTCGATAATCGCACGAACCATGCAATTCCGGTGAGCGAGCCAATCGAGAGGCCGGAGCAAGCGTTGCCACTCGACCCCTACATTCTCGGTGTGTGGCTCGGTGACGGTACTACGGCCAATGGCGACATCACGACCGCCGATGCCGAGATTACGCAGGCCGTCGTTGACGCTGGATTCCCAGTCCGCCGCATTGGTCGCAAGAAAGATAACAAAGCGGCTACCTATGCTCACCACGGCCTTCGCTTGGCTTTGAAAGAAATCGAAGTGCTTGGCAACAAGGAGATTCCGCACGCATATTTATGGGGGTCGAAAGCGCAGCGATTGGCCCTGTTACAAGGCTTGCTGGACACGGATGGTGGGGTCGAGAGCGGTAGTGTTGGTTTCACGAATACTCGCAAAAACCTCGTCGATGGTGTGGCCCATCTTGCTCGGTCGCTCGGTCACAAAGTCACGGTTCGGCAAGGCATAGCAAAACTGTACGGCAGGTTTATTGGTCCGAAATGGATCGTCAAGTTCAGAGCCAAGATGCAGGTTTTTCGCTTGAAAGCAAAAGCGGAAAAACTAAAATTCGCGGTTCGACAGACTACGAACTTTCGCTACATCGTTGCTGCCGAGCGAACTGAACCTGTCACGATGAAGTGCTTACAGGTCAACACGGAAGATCATTTGTTTTTGGTCAGCGAGCATTTTATCCCGACGCATAACAGTCAAGTGATTCTCGGCAAGGCACTGACGCAACACCGGCGCAGCCTCATCATCCGGCGGGAGGCCAAGGACTTGCAGGCGCTCATCGACGCCTGCCGGGAGATCGTTGGTAAGCAGGGGTCGTTCAACGCGAATCTCAATATCTGGCGGGACTTGCCGGGTGGCCGGACGATCCAGTTTGGTGGTTTGAAAGACCCCGGCGACGAGCAGCACTTCCGCGGTAATCCGCACGACCTGATCGGGCTGGACGAGGCGGACCAGATACCAGAGTACCAGGCGCGCTTTGTGATGGGCTGGCTACGGACGACGGACAAGAACCAGCACTGTCAGGTCATCATTTGCTTCAACCCGCCGCACGACCCGGAAGGCGAGTGGCTCATCCGCTTCTTCGCGCCGTGGTTGGATGACGAGCATCCGAACAAGGCGCTACCGGGAGAGCCGCGCTGGTTTGCGATGGTCAATGGTAAGGAGACGGAGTTTACGAAGCCGGACAAGATTAAGATCGGCGACGAGTGGGTGACTCCCAAGAGCCGGACATTCTTCCCTGCGCGAGTGCAGGACAACCGGGCGCTCTTCGACACGGGCTACCTCGATACTCTACTTGCTCTCCCCTCGCCGCTCCGCGAGCAGCTGGCCTACGGCGACTTCAAGATTGGGCGGGTGGATGGCGCGTGGCAGGCGATCCCGACGAGTTTCATCAAGGCGGCTCAGAAGCGGTGGACGCCCTCCTGTCCCTTCCCCGGCAAGATGACCGCGCTGGGGGCCGACATCTCGCGGGGCGGCACGGGAGCGACCTGTACGGCACCGCTCTACGGGACGTGGTTCGGCGAGTTGGAGGCCGTCCGGGGGCCAGCCACGGACACGGGCCGGAAGGCTGCCAACATCGTCAAGGCACGGCATAAGGACGGCTGCCCGATTAACATGGACATGAACGGCCTGGGGGTGGCGTGCTACGAGCATCTTCAAGAGATGCTCGGCCCGCAGTCGGGTTTGCTACGTGGACTCAATCCGGGCGACCCCTCGGACCTGCACGAGTCCTCCGGCAAGTTCCAGCTAATGAACCTGCGGGCGGCGATGGTGTGGAGCTTCCGGGAAGCACTGGACCCGGAGAATGGCAGCACGATTGCCCTGCCTCCCGATGACGAGTTGGCGCAGGACTTGGCGGCTCCCCGCTATCAGGTAGTGGGTGATAAGATCAAGATTGAGATGAAGTCGGACGTGGAAAAGCGCCTCGGTCGCTCCGTTGATCGTGGCGACGCTGTGGTGATGGCGTGGTGGCAATCCTCCGGGGTGGGGACGGTGCAGGGACACGGGGACCGGAACAAGGAGTGGGGGCTAGGCGTACCGCTCCAATCCACCTCCTTCGGATACGGGGATGAGGAAGAATCCATCCTCTTGTTTGGAGATGAACCGACGCCGGACAGGGAAGACAAAGAATGGTGGCAAGATTTATGAGCCGCGTAACGAACGTGATCCTACACATGGGGTGCGTTGGCGAAGATGAGGCGGGCGTGCTGCTGAGTCGCGTCAATTACTTTTTCAAGGATCAACCCGGTTTCGTGCTGGTCGATGATGAGAAGCTACCGCGTGGCTGGTACGGCGGCACGAAGATGTTGGAGTGCGACTTGGCCATCGGCGCCTTCAACTACCTAGACGTTGGAGCGTTGATCTTGTACCTACGCACTCTCGACTGGCCCGAGCGCGGCGATGTGCAGTTAATGGTCAAGGAACAGGACGAGTCGAATTTCCGACTCATAAATGTGTTCCCGGAGGAACTGTGAACAATCCAGCACAGACTGGCATATACAGTGTGTTTCAGTGGCCGGAGTGGAAGGCATTCGCGGCGCGATTGGATATTGACATTCCCCGGCACTGCCGCTCCATGACGATCCTGCCAGCAAAGAGCGGAGAATAACCATGCTGGTAGACAAGTTGCACGGCTGGCACTACCGTATTGTCCGCTACACTGCGGAGAAAGAAGTGGTCGAGATTTGCCATGTTCTCTTCGATCAGCAGGAACGGCCGCAGTTGGCCAGACGATTATTTCAGCGGCGGTTGTCGGCGAGCGATCCCAGCACCTTGCGAGTCGAATGCGACGTGATAATCGAGGCCATTGACAAGGCCATGCGTTTCGCGCCCATTGATATTAACCCATCGTTAGTCGAGGAGCTAAACTTAGTCAATGACCGCTGGGAGAAGGTGTATCCGTGATCGAACGACTCAACGATACGCACCTGCTGTTCTCTTTCGGCCCCATCACCGCCTGTCTCGGCTGGTTCCACGGCTGGCTGCGACTCTGGGGCCACGGCGTCTCGTACAAGGACACGCGGCGGGTGGATCTGACGTTCTCACAGCGCTACCAGTTGGCCAAGTGCGTGTTGGTGGGTCCGTGGTGTTTCGAGTGGCTGGACAAGGTTCCCGCCGAGATGCTGGGCAGGCCGGTCTATGGACCTTCGCCGTTACGGGTGGCGTGGGACACTTGGCAAACTTTTGAAGAGATCAAGCGAATCCGGGCAGGACGATGACTTCGTACTCCTACTTCCTGACTGCTGCTATTGCCGGGAATCTGTCACTGCCCGAAGTGCAGATCGCTGCGGATTGCGCTGAGGAGTATGACCCAGAGCAGTTCGAGGCGGTCATGCGCCGCTGGATCATTATGGACAAGGACGATGACTTGCCGCGCCTGCGTTTGGCTGAGTGGTGGATCGGCAACGGACAGCGCGAACGGGGCGAATTCGTGAAAGTGCAGTGTGAAGCCGAGAAGGTCAGGGACAGGCTTCTTTTCTCAATCGACCCGAAAGACGCCGAAAAGTACAGCGAATTGCGGCGCATTGAGGAGCAGTTGCGAAAGTGCGATTCCTTTCCGTGCTGGATACAGGATGCGATTCGGAAACACATGGGATGGAGTTGCTTTCGTCGCGGTTTTATTCAGGAGATACATTGTACAGGTGAAAACTTCTTAAAGCACGCGGATCGTATTCTATGTCGTGAGCCAATCTGTCAGGTGTCGCTGAACAAATGGCCTATAACTGTTTTCAGGAACATGACTAACAGAAAAGGCCAGTATTCCATTGGTGGTGGTCGCTTGCGAGGATTATTCAGGAGGCCAGGCGGTATCGACATGGCGCAAGTCATTAAAGCCGAGTGGCCAAGTATCAAATTCACCTGGCCACTCGACTAACTCCTTGCTACGCCAATCCCTTCCGTGTTATGCTGTCCAGCATGGCAAAAGAAGTTTATTATTTCCCGACCGATTGGTCCAACGGCGCCCCGGACGATCCGAAGAGTCGCGGGCTGCTCGGCAGCCTGCGCCGCTTCTTCGGAGGCTGGTTCGGACCCCGCTATCGAACGGCGGCGCTGGAGTACGTCACCGAGGAGAAGGTAGCGTCCTCCCCGCAGAACGTGCGGTTGCCGTGGTTTCTACCTTACGAGGAGTACGACACCGGCACGGGCGAGACGCAGAACATGCGCAACCTGTACCGCAAGGGACTCGCCTTTCCGCCAGTGAAGGCCGCCCTCTTGAATAAGGTCTTCGGCGTCGCGGCCCTCAAGTTGCAAATCCACCCAGCGGACAAGCGGAACGATTACGACCAGCAAGTAGCGGATGGGGTGCGGTGGAACCTGGTGCGGCGGCTGGGTGGCGGCGTGCCGCGATTGGCGTGGAACCTGTTGACTCCGGCCTGTCTGGATGGCTACTCCGTCAACGAGAAGATTTGGCAGACGCAGGACACGGGTAAGTACGCCGGGAGGATCGCGCTGACGAACCTCAAGATGAAGGACACGGGGTTTGATTTGGTCCCGAAGGTGGACCAGTTCAGCAACATCACGTCCTTCCTGGGGCTGCGCTACAACGGAGGCAAGGAGTTCCACCCGTCCGACTTCGTGACCTACGCGCACCTCAAGATGTACGAGCGGCCCACGGGCCTCTCGGACCTGCGCGCTGTATTCGAGGCGATGTGGCTCTACGACACCGTTTGGAAGCTGCGCAGGATCGGCCTGACCACGAAATCCTTCCCGTTCCTGAAAGGGATGTACGAGCAGGAGAGTCAGCAGCCGGGATTGAATGCGGCCTTGCGGAAGGCGAAGTCGCTCTCCTTCCTTACCGTGCCGAAGGGTTGCATGGTGGAGGCAATTGAACTGGCGGGCGGCAGCGCCGATGAGTTTAAGAACTGTATTCAGGACTTGCGGGAAGAGATTCTGATGGGGATTACCGGGGCGTTCATGCACCAGATGGGGGCCGGTCAGAACGTCAAGCGCGGCAGTTCCGAGAAGGCGGAAAGCGTCTCAGACCTCTTCAAGTGGTTCTTGGCCGAAGAGGTGTGCGGACTCCTGAACAACGAGGATACCGGCGTCATCAAGGAGATGGTGGACTTAAACCACGTCGTCAGTGAGTACCCCACGGCGTCTCTCGACGCGATCAGCTGGGAGGAGATGCTCCAATTCGCCAACATCATCGACAAGGCGCGGACGTGGGGGATGCCGCTCTCGAAGGAGTGGTTGTCCGAGAAGTTGTCCCTGGAAGCTCCGCACGCGGATACGCCGGGAGACGCCTTGGCACCAGCACCGACGCCGGGTGCGCCTGGTTCCACAAATGGAACCAGCCCGCCAAACGGGACGCCGTCGGATGGTGGAGGTTCCACTGTATCCCCCGATACAGTTGACAGTCCCAAGGGCGGTACGGGCGGTTCTCCCATCGACGCGGAACCGCATAAGTTCTCAGAAGAGTACGTCGCGGAACTGGAAACCTTCGCCGCCAAGCACGGTTGGGAACCGGCGGTGCGGATGGGACACCGTGGCGGACTCAAGGGCGGTCCCGCCCGCGCCCAATCGCTTACCAAGGAGGAGATGCACAAGATCGCCGTCCAGGGCGGCAAGGCGCGGCAGGCGGGTGAACACGCTATCGGGGTAAAGAAGAACGCGGACGCTGCCACGGTGAGCGTCTTGACGGCGCAACCGAAGGTGCAGCAGTTCGCGGGCGGCTTTGACGAATCTCTTCATCCGCGAGACGATCACGGGCAGTTCGTGGACAAGGGTGAGTTGGAGGCTGCGAAGGCCGATCTGGGCAAGGCACAGGAACTCCGCAAGAAAGTGACGAAGCCAGTGGAGCGGGCCAAGTTGGAGCAGCACTTGAAGGGGGCGGACTGGTACGGGAAGAAGGGTGGCGCGAAGCAGTCTGTGCCCTATCCTGAAACCGCTGGACACGCACTCGAGCAGGGAAAGAAGTTCGGCGTGCGGATCGTCGAAGGGGCGAGCGGTACATCGGTGAGCAAGGATCAACTGCACTCCGTCAATGAGCAAGTGGCCAAGATTCCGGCGAAGGCATTAGAGGCCGTCACCAAGGCGGGGAGCGGTATAGACGTGGTGGGTGGCAAAGGCATCACGGATCACCCGCACAACGCTCACTTGAAAGGTGTTGTACCTCGCGGCTGGGAGAAGACCGGCAAGACATGGGACGACGTGCCCGGCGGCGGCGCGCAACATCCCAACCAGCGGACCATCATCGCGGCTCGTGGTGCTGCCAATCCTTACAGTCACGGTAGCGCCAATCTGGTCCTGCACGAACATGGGCACACCGTCGATGCGTGTTCACGAGACAGCAACAACCAGCGTCCTTCCGATCAGGCGGACTGGAAAGCAATCCACGGCAAGGTGAAGTGGCCGTCACCGTACCAGCAAGCTTATGCCGAAGAAGCATGGGCTGAGAGTTTCGCCAAGATGTACAATGGCGAGCAGACCCGCGCCGCACTGCCGCCCGAAGTGCAAGCGTATTTCACACAGAGGTTCGGCACATGATCGTACTCGTTCCCGTACTGGACGATGAGGGCAACATCGTCGGCGATATGCCAGTAGAGGCTCCCGATGGGACGCCTATGGACGATCCGCGCTTCTTCCCTGACTACAGCAAGCCTGTCGAGAAGCACGCCGAACACCACTATAGCAGCGAATCACCGGGCAACGGGTGGACGCAGGTGGAAGTGGGGCACTGGACGAAGGAGAAGTGAAATGACCGACCAAGAACGCGAAGAGATGAACGCCAAGATCAAGGCGGTGAAGGAGCGGTTCGGGGCTGCCACATCGTCGCTGTCCGTGAGCAATGGCGATGTGCTGGTACTCAAGATACCAAAGTGCAATTGGGGAAATCTTTCCGAAATCGAAGATGCGCACACGGCCATGAAACAATTGCGTGGGTGGTTCAAGGATAAAGGCGTCACGGTCCAATACTTCGTAATCCCTGACGATTACGACCTATCGCTGTTTCGGGAAATCATGGGCGAACCGCTCTAAAAACGGAATTAACTTGACAACCTTCACACTTGTCTAAACAATCATCGTTACGAGGTTTCTCCGTGCGGGCCAGACGGTTCATCGGGATCGTCATGCAAACTTGAATGGCTGAACCGGGGTAAGCTCCCGGAAGATGCCTAGAACGTCGTTGTCCTTTCTTGGAGGCCAGCGATCCATTAGATGGATCGTCTGGCCTTTTTTCGTTGCTTGAGGTTACGCTGGTGCCGCTCCTGAAAGGAAAGTCCAATATCGGACATAACGTGTCCGAGATGGAAAAGGCTGGCCACCCCAAGGACCAAAGCATCGCCGCCGCTCTCCGCACGGCAGGCGTGCCGCCGAAGAAGAAGCACGCGGAGTCTGGTGCGCGATCGCGCACCAGCACGGAGCGAGCGCCGGAGTGGGAGAAGTTGCGGGACGTGGAAGCCTTCTCCACAGGTCGGAAGCGGGACAAGGAGTACACGCCGGAAGACTTAAAGGACATCGTGGACAACTTCCACAAGTTTGGCAAGGGCCAGCGTCCCGGCTTTGACGTGCCCGGCGTGTACGGGCACAAGGAGAAGACCCCTGCGGATCAAGAGCGCTTTCTGGAGGACACCTCCATACCGGCGAAAGCGTGGGTGGAGGACGCCAAGACGGACGGCAAGAAACTCTACCTCGACCTGCGGGCCTCACCGGAGTTGGCCAGGGCCATCCGGGACGGCAACTACGGCGCTGTCTCGATCGAGATTTACGACAAGCCGCCGCAAGGGATTCCAGGCAAAGGCAAGATGATGCGCCGTCTCGCCTTCCTGGGCGGGGAGATACCGCAGGACAAGAATCTCCGGCGACTGCCGATGCCGGAGAAGTACAGCGAGGCTCAGCGGCGACGGTTAGTGCAGCGCCACTTACTCACGACTCACCTGCGGGACTGTGTTCCGCACGAAGGATACGTCACCTGTTTCTCCGAGGTTTCCATGATGCAAGAGACGATGCCGGGTCAGGGGATGAAACCCGGACGAGACGAGATGATGCAGAAGCTCGCCGAGAAGGGCGTCAACCCCGACGCGATGAAGGCCGCTCCCGACGAGTGTCTCGCCGAGATGTGCCGCATGGCCGAGGACATGGGCAAGAAGGACGAACTCGATTGGGACCACGAGCCGGAACCGCCCAAGAGTCCCGAAGAGAAGAAGATGTACGGCGAACTGCACAAGAAGATGAGTGCCTACGCCGAGAAGCTCAAGAAGTTCACCGAAGACCCACTCCCAGGCGTCACCGCCGTCCACCCCGGCCCGTCCGGTTCCGAGAAGTCCGGCCTGGGCGGTCCCTCTGAGGACGTGAAGAAGATGAGCGAGATGGTAGCCAACCTCATCGACCAGAAGTTCGCCATTCTCCGTGCCGAGATCAAGCCGGTCGTGGACCGGGCACAGGAGTCCGATCAACTCGAAGTCTTCAACTTCTGCGAGGTTCAGGTCAAGGCGGGCAAGCTCACCGCCGCACAGGTGGACCGCAAGGACAAGTTCTCCGTTCTCAATGAACTCTTAGACCTGGACAACACACAGGTCGTGGACAAGTTCTCGGAGAACGGTCGAGAGATCGCGTTGACCAAACGCCGTAAGCGGATGGAACAGATCAAGCGCGGCCCGACTGTCTGGAAGAACTCCGAAGTGGCTCACGGCGGTGATCTAAACACGGTGCTGGGCGGCACGGCAGACCAGGACGAGGCCCGGATCGAGCGGTTCTGCGAGGACAAGGGTATCTCTAAGGAATCGCACCGCAAGGAGATCAAGGAAGGGTGGCTCGCCTTCCGCAAGGCCAACCCGGACGGCAGCGTGGTCGATTACCTGAGCGTGTAACCCGGTCAAACCCAACAGAGAGTCTACGAAAGGGGTACTAGCCATTAGTAATACAACGGGTCTGACCAACAAGGTTCAGCAGACACCCTGGACAACCGACCGCAAGCTGGAACTCGGCTGCGAGACAGTGTCGTTGACGACGTTCTTCTACGACGGGCAGGCCGTGGGCCGCGACTCCAGCGGCAACATGGTCAACATGGACGACACGGCCAAGTGCGAGTTCATCGGCATCTTGCAATGTGTCGTGGACGCGCAGCAGGTGAACACCACGGATTCGGTCGGCGACACCATCTTTCGCGTCTTGCAACCGCAGATGTTCACCGTCAACATCGCCTCCGCCGTTGCCGGGCAGGAAGGCAAGAAGGTCTACTGGCAGTACAACGAGACGGTGGCCTATAACGGCCTGACCAACTTCAATTACGCGGGCTACGTCTGGCAGGTCTTGTCCTCGACGCAGGTCGTGGTAATCCCGCCGTGGATGGGAGGTGGGCCTTTTGGTCCCGGCAGCTGGGAGGCCACTGTGCCGGGGCCGAACAGCGGTACGACGACCTTCAACAAGTACGACGTGCGCCGCACCTATCTCTGTAACGACACGGCCAGTCTGACGATCAACCTGCCCGTCTCCACGACCTGTTCTCCGGGTGACGAAATCGCGTTCATCAAGCTCGGCACGGGCAACGACACGTTCAACTTCAAGCCCTCCGGTACGGATTCGATCAACAGTTCGACCGCGACCTTCGCCTCCGGTTCGGCAACCGTGCAGTTCCACAAGACGGTAGTGACTACCGACGCTGCGGGCAATTGGTACACGGCGGGATAGACGAAGCGCAAACAGCGGCTAGGACATCGAACCCGAAAATCTGACCTTCCCCGGTTGGACAAGCCGCTGCGATCAAGGGGATTACCCGTTGGGGAACGGGCGTGAGCCGCTAGATGGCAGTGGGGCAGTTAAACAACGTGTTGCCAGATTCGCCCTTGAGCGATGGCATCAATCAGCGGTTTGCTGACGTTGTGCTGCTGCGCAAGGACCACTCGCCTTACTCCTGCCGCCAGATCAACGCGAATCTGCCGAACTTTGTCATCATCCAATTTAGCAAGGCCGTTGCGGACGCCTACTCCACCGTGGCAATGGGAGCGTCGGCCTTTCTTGAGACAGTCGCGGAAGTTGTCACCAGCCGTGCCAAGAAAGAGGTGTGCCGGGTTGACGCAGGCGGGGTTGTCGCCGCCCGGACAGTTGTGGCAGACTTTCAGGCCGGATGGGATTGGTCCGTGAGTCAGCACCCATGCCAGACGATGAGCGTAGATAGCGCGGTGCCGCCGTCGGTCGCTCGCCTCTCGTACTGTGCAAGCCGTGTAGAACCACCCGTAACCGAAGGGGTGGTGTCCTGCCTTGTCGTTCTGGAATATCCAGCACTCGCCCTTGATGACTTTGGACCAGAATCGCTCGGCTTCGTGGACGGGGAATGGAAACGGGATAGGATCAACCTTGGACATGGACGGCTCCTCGAAAGTCGTTTGTGTTCAGAACCGACGGGCGTTCGCGCGCCTGCCGGTTCATTTGTTTTAGCGGCCTGATCCGAATAGGCAAGGCCGCTAAGGAGCATGAAAATGCCGACAAGTCAGATGCTCGATGTCTATACGGCGCGCTTCAAGGCCGAGTTCTGGAAGGCGTGGAATGCCACTGCCGAACCGGCGCCGTGGGAGGCGTTCACACAGGTCGTGCCGAGTACCACGCGCATCGAACATTACCCGTACTTCACGCCGATCCCGCAAGTCTCGCTCTGGCAGGGCTACCGCAATTACGGCAGCGTGTCGAGCAAGATTTACTCGCTCCAGAACTACCCGTATCACACGGAGTTCCAGTCCACCCTGGAAGACTTCGACGACGAGCAGACCGGCGCGCTGGCGATGAAGCCGAAGGAACTGGTGGAGAAGTGCAAGCTGTTCCCCGGACGGCAAACGCTCATCAGCCTGGGCAACGGCGCCTCGACGCCCTGCTTCGACGGCACCAACTTCTTCGCGGGATCGCACACCTACGGCACGGGCAACAACAACCTGACGTACACGAGCCTGGTCAACGACTCGACGACGCACTACCTGTACGCGCTCTACTTCGGCAACAGTGTCCTCAAGCCGCTGATCTGGCAGAATCGGGCGGGGCCGGAACTGCGGACCATCGCGGGCACGGAGCAGAGCTACGAGTCGCGGCAGATTCGCTGGTGGTGCGACCTCCGCGGCGGCTACGGCTACGGCTACTGGTGGAACGCGATCAAGATGACGATTACGGGAACGCCGTCCGTCATCGACATGCTCTTGATCTTCCAACTGATTGACAACGCCTTCCGCTCCTTCACGCTACCGGTGACGCAGACGAACGAGAAACCGGAGTACATCCACGAGCAGACGGTGTTCTCGGACAAGAACCTGTACATGATGGGCAGTATCAAGCTCCAGCAGGTTCTCCGGCAATCGCTGGGTCTGCCGGTCGTGCCGCAGTACCTCCCCGGCGGCCAGAACGTCGTCAGCGGCAACGTCCAGGCTCAGACAGTCCCTACTGTAAATCTGTACCACCAATTCGCAAGGTACGGTGTGTCGGCGCTACTAGGCACATAGGTTGATGGTGGAAAAGTTCTGTGCCTCTTGAGGACTTGAGTAATGCCAGCGGTCGCGGTACTCCCCCGGTGCAAGCAGTGCAAGGGCGATCTGGTGATGACGGACGTGTTCCGCTGTGGAATGTGCGGGGTGCCTTACCTCGTCAACGGCAAGCCCCTGAGTCTCGCACAGGCCCACGGCGAGGAACCGTTCCTCCGTGACGATCTCGAACCGGACCCGGACATGATCCCGCCGCACATGCGCCACATCATGCAGGGCGGCGAACCGGCCTCGCAAGAGGAGTTGCAGGCGCTCAACCCACTTCCAGAAAAGGAAGTGGCCTCACCTGCGGACCTGATTTCCGCTGAGCCAGCGAAGCCGGTGGTGGACCTGACGCCCGTGCCGGAGAAGCCTCTGTTTCGGGTGGACAAGAAGAATCGGTTGATCACGGAGTAGGTAATGGCAGCGCCGGTAGACCAATTTGCCGCGATCATCCAGCAGAGCAACGGCATCGTGTCGCTGTCCGACCCAGCCTCCGACTTCATCGCCATTACGCCGAGTGACACAATCCAATTCGCTCCGACGCGCGGCGTCTACGTCGGTGGTGCTGGGACGCTGGTTGTCGATGGTGCTTACGGTGGTACGTCTGTAACGCTATCTGGACTTCTCGCCGGTATGGTCTACCCGTTTCGCATCAATCGCGCCTACACGGCCAGTTCCGCCACAGGCATCGTCGGCCTCTACTGAGTGGAGGCCATTCCTTGAACACCACCGTTCAGACGACCGGGACCGTCGTTCTCACTTCGGGTTCGACGGAGACGTTCTTGACCGGCAACGACTCCCTCTCCGGCACCTCGAATCTCTTTCTCAACGGTCAACCGTGGAACCTGTCGGGCGGGTCGGTGTCGCTGGTGTTCATTGATCCGAGCAACAACCGCTCCTCCGTCAGCGCGACCATCTCGCCGGACGGCTTCACGGCGACGGCGACGTGGGTCGTGCCGAGCAGCCCGTTAGGACCGTGGGCGCGGTGCTGGGTTATCACCCCGGCGACAGGTAGCCCGCAGGTGTCGCGGAGCATCCGGTTCAACGTGGTCAATCCACCGACGCAGGGGTAGCCGTGTGGACAATCTACTACTACTTCTTCTTTCAACCGCAGGTGGGAACGCAACCGACAGGCGTCGTTACGATCCGGGACACGTTGACCTTTGCGCACCCTGTCGCAGACGCACTCACTTTCGTTCATCCGATCCGCGACACGCTCTACTTCACATGACGATATTCTTTTAGACAACACTCGTTCCGACGAGTATGATGGGCAGCATGTTCCTACCGGACAACAGCCTGATCGAGAGCATTCTTGGAACCCAGCTCAAGCAAGGGTCATTTGCAGCGTTGCCGGAATACTGGACCAACATCGTCGGGGTGTCGCACCCGAAGGCGTACAACGAAATCTACATGGCGCTGATGCGCCGTGGCTTTACAGCAGCGCAGATTAACGCCTGGGATAGTGGAGCCGAGTACGAACTGGACATCAGCCTGTGGTGGTGTCTGGTGTACGGGGCTGGCTTACAAGCTTACGATCCAAAGTGGGTGGCACAACTCGACCGCCGCCGGAATATGCTGCCCACGGTGGAAATCAGCAACGCTGGTGTCTGGCAGGCACCGGGCATCCCGCCTCCCACGGGACCGGGACAGGCATACGCGGCACCGCAGGAGCGGTGGAATTGGGGTTTCGGACCTCCGCTGCGGAGTGGCTGTTATGGCGGTTACACGCAGGGCGAGTCAAACCCATACTTCGAGCAGTGAGGCGAGTTATGCTTCGACGTTCATTCTTCGGGCGAGTGTTCGGCGTCATCGGCTGCCTCTTCGCGCCACATACGGCACAGTCCGTGGCGAAAGAGTTGGTCGATGGGCTGCGTGATGGGTCGGTTGTCCTTCCTGATCCGTTGGCCGTGGCGCAGAGCGACAAAGACCGTAACGGCAATTGTGTGGCCCAAGTCTTTCGCAAGGGGACGGACGGCTACTACTACCACATTCACCGCAACGAAGTCCGTGCGGGTGATGAGTGTATCGTTATCGGCCTTGACGGAAAGCGACTCTGGCGCGTCGATGCCTACAAGGTCCATGAACGTGGCTATACGCGAATGGATGAATTGGAAGGCGCTTACGTCGATGGTGAAATCAAGAGTTTGCTCAAGTGACCACCCATGAAGATTGAATCCTCCAAGGTGAAGATTCGCGTGGAAGATGACGCCGTGGTGATCCTCCTCGATGCTCCCACGGATGGCTTTCTGACGCCGTGGCAAGACGCTTACCAGATCGGCTGGGCTTTGCGGGAACAGGCGTTGCACTTGCCGGAAGTGTTCGCCGTGGATTGGAAGGCTGTCACGCAAGAACTGGCTCAGTTGCAGGTTTCGCAGAAGGACGGTGTGGTCCTGCTCCGCTTCGCGTGGACGGATCGGCTTCGGTTCTCCAAGGCGGCTGGGTTGAAGATGGCCAAGACGCTGCGGATGGTGGCCGTTCAGGGACAGGTGGCACAGAAACAGTTGTTGGAGATGAAGGCGTGAACCAGCCGCTTGATTTCACGACGATGTTCGAGACGGAGATCGTGCGGATTATCCGTGTGGCCACTGCCGAGAATTTCCTATTCGGGCGCACCCCGGACGGTAGACCGTGGGATGCCGTGACACAGTTTACTCTGGATCACCGCGAAAACTCGGCCAAGCATGATGACGAGTTGCCGCTTCAAGACACCGGACACCTGATGGGTCAGGCGCTCTTCAACCCGGAAATCGTGGCAACGCCCGACACGCTCCACTACATCGTGGACGTGCCGTATGCCGCCCGCCACCAGTTCGGCGGCGAGAGCGAGAGCGGTAAGCAAGTCCCGCAGCGGAAGTTTCTCGGTTGGACGCCGGAGATGATCGCGGAGGCGAAGAAGGCCGTGGGTGCGGAGGCGGCGGCACAGTTGCGGGCCAGATTTCGGAGGGCGGGCTAAATGCCAGTCACCCCATCGCTCTCCGTCCACGAGCGGTTGATCTTGGCGGACAAGGCGTTGATCCAGTCGCTCCTGCCGAATCAGACCTTGTTCCCGGACCTGACGGCGCAGTGGGTGCTGGATCAGATCATCGAGAATCAGGACGTAGTGCAGGCTCCGGGAGTGCTGGTCAGCTGCGAAGGCTGCAAGGTGACGTATGAGGCCATCGACGAGTTCAACGATGCAGTGATGCGTCAGGTACTCATCGCTGTCGTAGCCCGGAACGATCCGAAGTACGTCGCCTTCCGGCCGAAGTTCATGCTCTGGGAGCAGTCGCTCATGAAGGTCTTTCGTCTGGGGCCGACGCAGGGCTTGAATCCGGTGCTGGCGACTGTGCCGGAAGTGTCGGCGTGCTGGATGGACCCGCAGCCGGTCATCGACAAGACCAGCAAGGTGTACCAGAACTTCCGGGGCGGGTTCCTGCTCAAGTACCGCTGTATCGAGCCAAGGGGCGTTGCGGGCCAGTAACCAAAGGGGTTTCCCATGCCAGTCTTCGGCACGTCCACGATCACCGTCACGGCCGCGCTCAATACGGGTGTAAACCTTAATTACACGGTATCGGACCCAGCGCCGTCTTCCGGCTACACGTCAACGAACAATACTACCGAACCGCAGACGTTCAAATCCGGCAGCGGGGTATTGCAAATCAATCAGGCTGTGACGCAGCAGGTCGTCCTGCCAGCCTCCGGTGCCGACACCTTCAACCTGAATACCGGAGCCGTGAGCGGTTCCACCACGGCCCCGCTTGTCTATCCGGGCACGGGCGGGGCGACGTTCACGACGACGAAGCTCAACCTCTTGGAAATCGACCTCTTCCCCGGTGGTTCACAGACTGTGACTGTGACGCCAGCGGCCAGCAATGGTTTTGGCGGCCCGATCTCTGGTTCCGGTTCGATCACCATCAACGGTAGCGACAGTACCGGCCTGGGTGGGTCGTTCCGCGCTGAGCGGTCGGATAGCATCGGCTGGCCGGTGTCGTCCAGTAAGTGCAATCTGGTCGTCCTGAACAACGATTCGATCAACGCCGCCACCTTCACCGTCACCTTCGGAGGCTAGTACAATGGCTCTCCCGACAGAATTTTCCGGTCTATTGCTGGCCATTCGCTTTGTCACGGCCAGTGGCAACGGCATCATCTACAAGGCACAGCGGACCCGCGTTCACATTCACGGTGATACTGGCGACGTTACAAGTGGTGAGGATTTAACGAAGAAACGGATCGGCACGGTTCCAGATTTCGAGGTGACAATCACCAAGGCATCCTACGATCCTGCCAATAATCCATTCACTGGCATGATGAACTTCCGGCTGTTCATGTACATTGTCACGACAAGTATCTTTCCGGGCGGTGTTGGGACCGGACATTCTTTCTCGTTTTATAACGCCATCTTGGATGACTTCGAGTTGGATCAGGATGCCAACATGCTCGAACCACTGTCGTTGCACATGGTGTCTGGCGATGGTAGCCAATCGCCGTCTACCTGGTACTCGCTCGACTAAAGGACTCTATGAGCCAAGAGAATGCCTCGCTCGGTCGCCCGTTCCCCTTCACCTTTGAGGGCCAGTCGCTCCCCATCGGTGTCTGCACGGGCGACGTGGAGTTGCACTTCACGTCCTGGCTGGAGCTGCATGCCCGCGACAAACTCGCTCGCCGCAAGGAAGAGTTGCGTGACGAGTACGCCTGGTACGTCAACCTGTGGCTCCAGAAGGTCGAGACGGAAGAATACGAGTGGACCGGCTACATCTCTACCCGCATCCGCAAGACGGAGGCGGGCAAGAAGGCACTCCTATTGCTGATGATGCAGTCGGCTGGTGCGCTAGTCTCGGCGGAACTCATCGACCGCATCTTCCAGTGCCCCGAAAAGGTGGACGAACTGTTCAACGATGACGTGGTTCTGGATGAGAATAAGCAACCGCTCCCGGCGGCGGGTCTGTACTGGAAGTCGATCGCGCAGGGGCGCCCTACTGTCCCGGTCCCGAACAAGGCGGAACCGGCCGCGACTTCAAAATGACGTGGACCTACGTCTGTCAGGTTCTCTGCGACCCGCACTCGCCATCTCGCTTCAGCCGCGAGGAAGTGCTGTCCTACTCGTGGCAGTACGTCCTTGCCGTGCTGTTCTGCAACCGGGACAAGAACCGCAACCCCATCGTGCCGCGTAAGTCGGAAGAGAAGCCCAAGGACACCAAGGCAGCGTTGCGGAAGATGTACTGGAAGCAAGGCTATCCAGAGCATATCATCAAGGCCAAGGTGCAGGAATTCTTGGACCGACAGAAGGCGGCGGAAATCGCAGCAATGGCGGCAAGACAGGCGCGAGGGCAGTAAACCACTCAACAGGAGAATCCGATGGAAGACTACAAAACGAACTACGGACCCACAGAAAACGTCACGCTTTCACCCGTGAAGTTCCTCCATGTCGGCGGCTACAGCTTCAACCTGGCGAACATCTGCTGTCAGTGGAGCAGTGACGGGTCTGTGTCCGTGACCGACGTATCGCAGAAGTGCGTGAAGCTGACGGGTCTGGAACGTGACCTCGTGGCCGAGGCGGTCTGTCTGCCTTCTCCGGCGGAATTGGCCGCGCTCCGGGCCGGTGTGACAGAGCGGCGCGCCAAGGCCGCTACGGATGAGGCGACGGCACGCAAGGCGAAGGAAGATGCGGAGAAGGCAGAGCAGGCGAAGACTGTCGAGAAGTGAGGGGTGAGGCGTGGCCGACAGCGACGACAACATCGTTGAACTAATCCTTAGAGTCAATGCGGACAATGTATCTCCCGACGTGAAGAAAGCCATCCAGCAGGCGCAGCAGGAAGCCGACAAGAACCCGGTCAACATCGCGGCCAACACCGGTTCATCGACTGCCGGTCCCAGCGCCAGTACCATCGAAAAGCTCGCTAAATTACGGGCCAAAGAGGTTGCTCAAGGTTCCACCGCCGACAAGGATGCCCAACGGGCGCAGCGGGCACAGGATCGGGCCTTGCAGAACCAGGCTACTCGTGAGGCAAGCCAGCGATTACGAGAGGCCCGACAACCGCCGATGCAGCACGTCGCCGACTTCCGCGCCCAGCAAAAGGCGGATGCGGCGGCGTTGAAGCAGCAAGCCAAAAATCAACCTGAACAGCATCTCGCCGATTGGAAGGCTCAGCAGAAGGCCGACGCTCTCGAACTGAAGCGGCAGGTAGCCAATCCTCCAGGACAGCACGTCGAGGACTTTCGCGCTCAGCAGCGGGAAATGGAACGACAGGCGAAACTGGCCAAGGCAGAAGAAGTAAAAGCGCTGAGACAGCAAGCCGCTAACCCGATGGACCAGCATCTTCGGGACCGCACAGCCTATGAACAGACTCAAGCCCAACGCTGGCTCGACACGGAGAAGAACCGTAAGACGCAAGAGAAGGCCGATGCCGCCGCCGTGAAACAACAGCCGCGCATGGAGCAGCACGTTGCCGATTTCCGGGCACACCAGAAGCGAGTGCCGGAGGGCGAGACGGTCTATATGTCGCAGTGGCAAGCCGACCGCGCTTTGAAGCAGTTGACGCGGACGCAGGAGGACGCGAAGAAAAAGGTTCAACAGTTGGGCGACACCGCCAAGAAGACCGGCGGCGGTGTCCAGACGTTAGCAACCACGCTCGGCACGGTGGCCAGCAGTTTTACTGGCGTTTCTCTGAGCGTTGCTGGTGCTGCATATCTGACCAAAGGAATGGTCGATTATTACCAGCACACGGCGGCAGTGGCGAACCCGAACTTGGCCGCCACTGCGGAAATTAGCCAGAAACTCTACGACGCCACGGCAGGAGCCGAACGCGGCGACTACCTGCGTTACAAGGCGGCCCTGGCTCAACAACACGCCCGCAACCCGAACAAGCCAGGCGTGGCTGAATTTGAGGCGATCAGCAACGTGACCGGCGATTTCCCAAAGTGGCTCGCATTCCAGTTAAGCAGCCAGAAAGAGTTGGATAAATTCCTCAAAGAGAACCCAACGCTGAAATCCTTCGCGGGACTGCCACAGTCCCAACAGTTCGCGGGCATGGCCGAATGGCACGCTGCCATAACACAAGAGAATATGAACATGGGTCCGGCTGAGCGAGAACTGTGGCGAAAACAATTGAATGAGACGATGAAGGACTGGAACGGCGAACGGGCAGCGGCAGCAGATGCAAGAGAAGAACAAG